CGTATTTTTTGTGAATTCTGTCCATCGTTTTCATTGATTTTGTGTTACCTGTATCATCATCTTCACGACCAAGCCTTGTTGAGTAAGCTTTTACAGCAGTTTTCTGAGAAACTTCATCAAGTTCTTCTAATTGTTCAAGATAAAGTTCTTGGTCTTCTTCTGAAAGTGCGTCAAATTCTTCTTGTGTTAGAAGTTCGTCTTCCATTGGTGTGTCAGCAGTATCTTGCACTTCTATTTCTTCTGATGTACCACCAAAAATAGTTTGTGCTAATTCTTTTTTACGAGCATCAATAGATTCAAATGCTCTTGTTGAAAGAATATCATTTAAACTTTCTTGTGCTTGTGCAGCATTACCTGCAGCAACATCATTTATAAATTGTGAAATGTACATATTTTTCTCCTTTATCGTCTATTTAGTATAGATGTATACCTATCAACTTGTGCATCTAATTCTGGAGTGGCTGATTCAGTACTCGCATCATCAACGGTGTTATCTACAGGTGGGTATTCATCTGGCGACACTGGTGGTTCTTGTTGTTGATTTAATGTGGGTCCACCAAGGCCTTGTTCTTGTTCTTTGTCAATTTGTTTTTGCATCTCTTCAACTTGTTCATCATTCAGTTTTAACAAATTCTTCTTAACATATTCATGTGAAAAGTATTTGCCAATATAAGGATCAACCATGCCAACCATTGTTAATCTTTCACGAAGAAGTTCTGCTTCTCTTAATTCTGTAAAGTTGTTATCTTTCTTAAAGTCATAGATAACATTTTCTTTAAAATCTTTCCATTCATCTTGTGTACAGATACCTTTCAATACTAATTGTGTACCAAGTGCATCATCAAAAAGTTGTGTAAATTTATTACGAAGACGAGCAATAAACTTTGCAAATTTAAGTTCATCTCTTGTAATTTCTTGACTACGGCCAATACCAGCAAAACCACCACCAGCTTGTTCATCTAATCTTGAAAGTGGTACATTTAAAGATTTTAATAAGTTCTTTTGAAAATACTTAACATCTTCCAATTCACCAAGATTTTGTCCTGCTGGCAGTGTAGTAATCTCTGTACCTTTACCACCTTCTCTTCTTGGCAACCAAAAATCTTCAAGCATTGACATATGTTTACGATCATCCCTTAACTCACCAGTAGATGCATCATAAACCATCTTATTGCGATACTTAATCATTACATCACGAAGATATTGTTCTGCTTTACCTTTTGGTAAATTACCAACATCAATGTAAAATATTCTGCGTTCTGGAGCTCTTGAGATACGATAGATGACTACAGCATCTTCAATCATTCTCAATTGATTAAGTGGTTTAATTACTTTGTGTAAATATGAAATGACAAAAGTATTTTTTGCATCCATCAAACCAGAGTTAATGTTTATAATTGAATCTGGTGAAATTCTTAAACCAGAATTTGTAGATGCTGTGTAATTTTGTGTTGTTGTACCTTTGTCATTAAATACATAATATTCTGCGGTAGAAAGTATAACTGTTGCACCTGTTTTTGGATCTTTGCCAGTTTTTACTTCTCTAATTTTTCTTATTTTTCTAGGGTCAACATAACGAAGTTCTTGTATACCTTCTTTTGGATTTTTTTCGTTTACTACAATGTGATAGTACATTCTACCATCAATATACCAACGTTTAAAAAGATCTGAAGCTAAATTTTGAAAATTTAATAACCTTAGAACCATTTCAAATTCTTCAGATATTTTTTTCTTAATAGAATCTGTAGTTTTTAGTTTATCTAAGTTAATGTCAACTACACGATTATCTAGAGTGTAGGTAATAGATTCATTGACGATTTCATCAATTGCCATTTCAAGTTCAGGATGATTTGACATTTCACGGTATCTTGTGATCAGTTCCAATTCATTGCGAATAGAACCTTCTAAGTCTACATAAGTACCGTAATAAGCATTTGATGTGATGGTAACTGCACCATCATCCATTGCTTCCGTTGGAAGAGCAAAAGAAGACTGTTCAGGTTTTTCTACCTGAACAATGTTTCTTTTACCAAAAGTAAAACCAAAAAGTTTAATAGCCACTATATAATAATCCTATAAAAGAAGGAAAGAGCAAAAGCCCTTTCCTTATCAAATCACGCCGTCTTCTACTGATTCCCACCACTGGTAGGAAAGAGTTACAGCAAACTCCTCAATTGTATCATTAGAACCCCAATCAACATCAATTGGAGTAATGTCTGATGGAAATAGACCAGTAAACTTATATTTTTTAAGTACACTTCCATTTTTAGCATATTGTCTTACTTCAGAATCAACAGTATATCCTAAAGGAGCTTGTGCTGCTGGGTTACGAACATTAAGTGTATGACTATTTAAGCCATTCATCCAACGCTCAAATGCATTACGCACAACAAAATCTTCATCATTGATAACAGAAATTGTCCAATCGGCAAATGTTCTATTACCTGCAAATTTTAGTTCACGACCAAAATATTGAACAGGTACAACTCCTATGGTAGAACCTGGAAGTTGTGCTGTCTTACACATAAATGATAATTTTGTCTGTGCGTTTCCTGGTAACGAAAATGCTGGAAAAGGCATCGTTACTTCAAATAGGTTTGGTCTTGCACCATCACCTTGCATTTGAGAGCGGAATTCGTTAATATTAAATGCCATTTAAATTTTCTCCTATCTCTCTTATTTATTAGAACTGTCCAACGATTTCATTAAACGAAACACCAGTACGAACAGCAACAAAATTAAGCTGAATAAAGTTTATTGATCTTGCTGGTTTAATGTAAATATCACCAACAAATTCATTACGGTCAATTACTTCTGGTGTGTTATTTGTAGTATCACAAACAACTCGGTAATCAAAAATACCACGGCGACCTTGAACATCACGCAAGAATGGTTCAACAAGGTTTACAAATTGTGATCTTGTAAATTCATCATTAAACTCAAATAGCGATGAACGAGCTGCTCTTGCAATTGCTTTCTCAAGAACTATAAACAATCTACGCACATTGATTCTATCAAATGCACTTGGTCTTGAAAGTAGTGTTTTATCTCCATAAAGAACAGTACCTTCACCAGGGAAAGTTACAACTGGATTAACACCAGCTTTATAGAGTGAATCTCTTTCTGCTTTGGTTGGATTCCATGCCAACTTAACAACATTCTTAATTTGACCACGATTAAATCCAGCTGGCGAGAACCAAGGATCTCTTTCTAGATCGGTCCGAGCACAAAGACCTGCAACATCACCATTAAGTGGCACCCAACGGTAAACATCGTTGTATTTGTCGTATTGGTATTTCCAACCCGAATCCATTACTGCAAATGAAGAAGATGTAATTGAATTTCTCAATGAAAGTATATCTGTAACTTCATTACCTGAATTATTTACAACATCATTTAATTCTGGAGATAAGAAAATTAAACAATCTTTTCTAGACTCAGCTAAAGCAACTAAAGAATCTGGTACAGTATCAGCTGTTAGTGAACCTCCCATAATTAAAGAAACATCCACTGAATCTGGATTATCAAATGCGTTATAAGTGTTTGCTAGATTACCTGTTAATGGACTCGCATCAATACCTCCAGACAATTCATAATCTGTTGAAGATAATCTGTCATAAGATTTGTCTGCTTCATTTTGAAAAATATAAGATGTTGTTTGACCCCAGTTAACTCCTTCTGATGGATGTCCTAACCACCATATGTATTTTGATTGTGAATTTATCACATCTTTATAGTAATTAGATGTTCCGTTTGAATTTTTTGCATCTGCAGCTTTTGAAACATAACCAAATTTTTCAATTACAGTATTAGCTGTTCCAGAAATTGTTCCTCTTGTATCAATAACAACGATGTGCAGTTCATCATCTGCAACACTTTTACTTTGAGCATAAGTACTATTTGCTGGATTAGAATTAAATTCTGTTCTATACAACCAATTTGTTAAAAGTTCTGTGTTAGCATCACACAAAGAAATTTTTAATCCATTACCTAATGAACCTGGATATTTCGCAGCAAATTTTATGGTTGCAGATCCAGATGAATGATTTTGTTCGTAAACTGTTCTATTATTTATTCTAACTGGATTACCGGATGTAGTAGCGTTATTCGCAGCTGCACCTACCGAACGAATAAGACGAAGTTCGCTACCGTAACTTAAAAAGTTTGCTGCGGTAAAGAATGATGTGAAGGTGTTGCTGTCTGGTTTACCAAATCTTTCTACTAGTTGAACTTCATTATTAATTGTTACAATTTCGTCCACAGGTCCCCAATTGAAATTACCGGCAAATCCACCAACAGTAGTTGCCACAGAAGGTACGACTGTTGTTAAGTCAACTTCTGAGACATTCACACCTGGTGATAGTTGAAAAGCCATTTTTTATCTCCTTTTTTCAGGCTGAATAATTCTTTTATAGTCTATTTATGTTTTTAGAAACTTGAGGTTTTATAACCTCTGTCCATTATCTCTGACCAATAACCACCACTAGAATCTTTAATCGGTTCTTCTCTTCCATCGTCAATGATACCTACTGGAACCAATTCTTCTTCACCCAACATATTATTTTCTTCTAAAAGTACTTTTCGGATATCAATATTTGTCGCATCTTTAAAATAAGTTTGTGCAGTTAACCATGCAAAAAGTACTAATCCTATGACCAAATCGTCATTATTACCTTCTTCAGCCGCATAAGAATCTTTTTGTCTTGTAAAAGTATTTAATTCTGCAATGGTATCAAAGTCATTGATGATTAATTTGTCTGATTCTATGAGTGTTTTCAGATTTGCACAACCAATTTTTTTGACCGTTTTGGTGGTTTTAATACCAAAGTTAGAAGCTCTTTTAAAACCACCAGAAATAGTCTGACCTTTTATGTGATGGTGATCAATCTTATATACATTTTCATATTCTAAATCATAATGTAAAATATCTACTACTTGTTGACCAACATTATTTGTTTCAATTAATACAAAAGCTTCGTTATATTTTTTTGCAATTGAATAAATTATAGTTGGAAAAAATAATAATGGCAACTTATTATTGCGATATTTTGCAACTTGTCTATATGGTACTTCAGTTACATCTATTACATTGATTGTAGAGTAGTCTCTTTCCACACCTTCAGAACAATCTACTGTACAAATATAAAGTCTGTTTTTTTCTGGTTGTTTGTAAATATCAAGACCTTCTTCTGTGTGAATTGCATTGTGAAATGCCATTGATCTTAACTTAACACCAGACACTAATGTTGCTGAAGAACCAATAAACTCTGTCTCAAACTCCACTCTAAACTGTTCTTCAGAGGTATTTCGTATTGTTTCTTCTTTCCATTTTTCATCTCTACCTGGTACTATTGACCAGTGAACTTCAACAGGTACATAAGAAGATCTTTTTTCAATTGCATCTGTCCACATCTTATAGAATAAATTTAGTCCATTTGGAGTAGATACAATGATTACTTTTGATGTAGAACCAGAAGATATAACAGGATAAGTTGATTGGAAAAAATCTTGAGCCATATTGTGTGGCACAAATGCAAACTCATCAAGAAAGATTAAATTGTAAGAACCACCACGGACACCAGAAGCTGATGTTGCATAGGCAAATATTTTAGAACCATTTTCTAGTTCTATATTTCTTTTGTTCCAAACAATAATACCTTGTTGTAACCAAAGAGGTAAATACTCATAAGCTTTTTGCAAACGAGATAGAATCTCTTGTGCAAGACCACCTTTATTTGCTAATATCGCAATATTATATTCATCGTTAAATAAAACACACCACAACATATAACTGACTGTGGTGGTTGTTTTACCAACCTGTCGTGGCATTTTAGAAATACAAAAACGATTTGAATGAAAAGATCTGACCATTTCTTCTTGAAATGGCCACATATCAAAAGGTACAAGACCTTTATCAACATTGACAATTTTTACATAAGTTCTGATGAAATATACAGGATCTTCAATACACTTTGCAATTTCTACAGCTTGTTCTTCTGTATACTGTATTTCAACACCGACTTTTTTTAAATTTTGATTTCCTAAATAACCATCTACTGTCATTATTTTATAATGCTGCGAAGCATCCATCCATGTTTATTATGTATATCAATTCTACCTGCAAGATAATCTACAAGACCTTGTTTATCAAATTCATCAGCAAGTTTAAGTGTTAAGTTTAATGTTGCAAGAACTTTATCATTGTCTTCTGATAACTTTCTTATCATTTCTATTGGAGTCGGTTGATTCATTTCACATTCTATATCAGTCAATTCTAAAAATTTTGTAAATGAACCTGGTGCATATGCATCTAACGCACGAATTTGTTCTGCGATTTCATCTGCGGCACCAAAAACTTCTTCATATAATTTACCAAAAAAATCGTGGTATTGTGGAAAATTAGGTCCTTCTACATTCCAATGATAGAGATTTGCTTTTAACTGAAATGCATATGCATCAGCAAGAACTTTTCCCATCAATCCAATTAATGTTTCCATTTTTATTCCTCTGTTTCTAATTGTTCAACGATTTCTTGAACTTGATTTTTTACTTCAACATAGTTTGCATTTGTGTTTGCATTTATTTGTTGAAGTACATTTAATATTTCTTGTGTATAGTTCATTAATCTTTTGCCTTTAAAGCTTTAATTAATTCTTTTGTTGAACCAATAAAAACAGCTTTGTCTACATTTATACCTGGTGATGAATCTAATTGTTTTGGTTCTAAATCTTTTTTGCGTTTTTGTATTTCCATTAAATCTTTATTCATATCAGTGAGACTCTTTAACATATTTGCCGCAACTTCATAAGCTCTTGGATGATCAGATTGTTTTGCAACCATTAATAAATTGTCCATAGCATCGTTGCCTTTTTCAATTAACTCACGAATATTTTGACGAGCAAATTCTGCATCATTGTTTATTTCTGCATCATTGTTTATTTGATTTCTTGGTTCACTAATTACCTCAATATTATCATAGTTTATTGGGTCAATGTTAAGCACTTCTGATAATTTTTCATTTGTTTTTTTCATAATAAATTACACATTTGTCGGTTGAATTATAATATATCTAATTTTTGGAGACTCAGAAGCTGTTGTTGAACTGGTTATGTTTGTAATCCAAAGGAGTATTAAACCATTTGATGGTACATATCCACCAGAAAGATAACTTCCAACTGAACCTTCTTCTACAGAACAAATAACAATATCTCCTGATCTTGCTTTATTATTTGTTACTGATATAACATTAACTTCACCAGCCGTCATAGAATGAGAAAATAATGTTACATCACCAGAAGTGTTGTGCAAAATTACTCCTGTTTCTCTTGATGTAATTTGTGTTACTGAATTATTTGTACTATAAACAATTTTAGATGAAACTAAATTTCCTGTAACTATAACATTACCTGTTACTGATAAATTATTACCAGATAACAATCCATTTAAAGTATTGGCCGTTGCATAAGCCGCATTAGCATAACTACCACTTGTTACTGCTCTTTGATCTGCAACATTGGCAAGTAAGTATGCACTATTTGCATAAGAACCAGCAGTTGTAGCTCTTTGATCTGCAATAATTACACCAGAAGATGCACTGTTAGCTTCAATATATGCAGAGTTTGCATATGAACCAGATGTTACTGCTCTTTGATCTGCTTGTGCTGCATTTGTCGTTGCAGTATTTGCTTGGCCATAACCAGCATTGGCATAAACACCAGCAGAGTTTGCAACATGACTTGGTGTATTGGCCTGTAAATATGCTGAATTGGCATAGTCACCAGATGTTACTGCTCTTTGATCAGTAGTATTAGCAACACCAAATGCTGAGTTGGCATAATTACCTGCTGTTGAAGCTTCTGTTGTGAATGTATTTGATAAATTAAATACAGCATTAGCATGAAAATAAGAAGAATTTGCATAATCACCAGATGTTACTGCTCTTTGATCTGCGGTGTTAGAAACACCAAATGCTGAGTTGGCATAATCACCAGATGTTACTGCTCTTTGGTCAGAAGTATTAGCAACACTATAAGCTGCATTTGCATAATTACCAGATGTTACTGCTCTTTGGTCAGCAGTATTAGCTGCATCGTAAGCTGCATTAGCGTATAAAGACCCACCAAATGTTAAAGTGTTTGCAGTAACACTTGTAACTGTAATTGTACCTGTTCCATTACCAGATGCTTGTATAGAATTATAATTTGCAAGTGATAATTGTGCATTTAAGTTTGCTAATAAATAAGCACTATTTGAATTGTCATAGGCTCGTTGAGCAATTAAGTTACCAGTATTTGCTGTGTTAGAAGAAGCCAGAATAAATTCATTATCAAGACCTATAATTTCACCTAAGTTTGTGTATGATGTACCATCATTTGTAAATTGCCATTTATCTGAAACTTCATTCCATCTAACTTGAACTGGTAATTCATCACCTCTTAAAATTCTAATACCAGCATTTTGTGTAGGACTGCCTGTCGTTCCATAACTTAAATCTAAAATAGGATCATTTGTTCTAAGTGTAGAAACTTGTAAAGAAGCAGTGCAACCAGAAACTGTAAGATTTCCATTGATTGTCATATCACCTGTAATTGTACCACCAACACTTACATTTAATGAACTGTTTGCACGATCAAAAGAAGAATTGGAGTAATTACCAGCACTTAATGCTTTTTGGTCGGCAGTTGCAGCATTTGTCGTTGCAATATTTGCTTGTGCATAAGCCGCTTCGGCCATTGGTATGGATGCTTCAACTGCATCATTTATTTGTTTTAATGTAATTTTTCTTGTAGTATCGCTTACATCATCAAAAACTGGAATAAAAGTTAATTCTAAGTTTGCACTTGGATCTAATGGTGTTAGTTCTGATATTTTTTTGGTTGCCATCTTAAGCCTCTAGTTTAAATCTTGAATCTTCTGTAATTAATTCAAATCCATCTTCTGTTATAATAATTGTAGCCGGCGGTTTATTTGGATCTGTTGTTTCTTCTGAGAAACCAAACTCATCATCTATTTTAGCTGTAGGTGGATTTGGAGTTGTTTTTGTTTCTAATATTTTGTTATTGCTCGTAGATATGTAATTTGTTGGATCTTCAGAAAGGTATATATTAGTATTGGCCTGGCGAATGTATCTACTTGTATTGACTGATGGCCAAATGTAACCTTTAACTGTAAATTCTAAATCCCATGTAATCAATCTTGTTGTCAAGAAGTCACCTTCATAATCTGTAGTAGGATTTACTGAATTTAATATAATTGGTAAATCATATTTTTGATTCATTTCAGGTATAAAATCTACAGTTACATTAAAATCTGGTGTAAAAAATGGTAATATCTGTTCTAATATTTGTGTGCCATCTTCGGTATTTCGTACATAAATTGATAATGAAAAATTAAAATCATATGGTATTGGTGCAAACTGAGTGTTCATTCTAGTTGAACTATTTGCAGAAGCAAAATTTCTTAATGAAGTCATTTGTTTTCTTGATGCATCATAACTAATACCTGTCATCTCAAAAGATATTCTCGGCACAACAATTTGAACTGATTTTGTTAAATCTGGATCAGTTGTAATTCTTGTCATATACTTTTCTTTTGAACCATAAGAAAGAGGTACTTTGAATCTTTCTCTTTCTGTTCGTTGGTCTTTCGTATACCGAACCAACTGTATATCGTTAAAAATTGTACCAAATGCAACAACAATTTTTCTTATTGTTCGGTGATAAAAATGTCTATTACTTAACATCAAGGTTCTCCGAACGGATTGGATTCTGTAAAGTCTATAATCAAATCAGCTTCTTTTTCTATTACTCTGTTATCTGTAGAATCTTCAAACAAATTACTATCTTCTGGGAAACTATCTGCAGCTTCATCCATTGCCCAAACAGCACCACTTGTTACACCAATTAAATTTCTATTTGAAACAAATGTTCCTCTTGTTCTTACAACATCAACATATCTTGCAGGATTCCAAGTGTGAACAATTGCTTGTGCGGTTGAATTTGCTAAACTTGCTCCTTGATATATAATTTCACCAGGCACAAATGTTCCTGTGCCACTTGTTGGAACAGAAAGTCTTGTTCTACGATAGAGCTCAAATGCCTCATCATCTATTTCTTGTTTACCAGTTTCAATAATCTCATCAGAAAATACAAACTGTTTTAGTTTTAGTGCATAAACATAAACATTACCACCACGACCACGACCCAATGTATAGAACATAGCCTGGTCGTTTTCGTGTTCTACAAAAGTAATTTCAAAAAAGTTTTTTAGTAGTGGTACATAAATTAAATCACCTTCTCTAGGCCTTGCCGGCGCATTGTTTTCTGTTGCAACAATATCACCAATTCTTGGCCGATTGAAGTTTGTAGAACCAACAGAATATTTAAATCTACGGCGAGAAACAAGTAATGTAATCTCATCACGAATTTCTAAACCAAACTTAGAAACAAAGTCACCTTCACCATCCATACCTGTTACATTTTCTAGATATACTTCAATTGGATGTGCAGATACAAATTGTTTGAGAGTATCTTCTCCATACAACATATCAATACCATCAGGATCTCTTGAAGTTCTAGGTAAATAATATACATCCATACCATAAATTCCCATAGCTTCAATTACAAGGTCTTCAACAAGAAGTTGCTCTTGCGTTATTTGATCTTGAGGAAAAGGTTGGAAATAAAAATTTGTAGTCAAGATTAACCCATCATAAAGTTATTAGGTAATACATTGTACGATTGCATCTCTTCTTCAATTTTATCAATTTCTCTCTGTGCTTCTTCCATTATTCTTGGTCCATCTAATGTGACACCACCTGGCATTTGAATACCAGCAAACTTACTTAAATTAGAACCCCATTGATATTTTATTTTAGCTGTTGCATATTGTTTAAGGAATCTATCGTCCCAAACATCAGATACTCCAGCTTTTGTTGCAGTAACACCAGAAACGTTTGCAGAAAGACTGTTGACAATTTCTATTTCTGTTGGTGAATTAATTTTTCTTATTTGTATTTGTTGACCATTAGATAAAGTAATAAAATCATTTTCTATTACTTCTTGGTCAAATATTGTTGATGTACCAATTAATGTATTTGAACTTGTGTTGCCTGTAATTGTACCTGTCAAAGTAATTGTGTCTGGATCTAATTTTCTATAACATTCAACAATTACATATTCGCCAGGTTTTACATCTCTAGACCAATCAATATCTAACATCACTCTATTTTGATGACGATTAAATCTAAATTGTGGAGTGCCAGAAAAAAGAAGATTGAGAGTTCTTATGTGTTGCATTGTAATTTCATAAGACACATAAGAAACGGATGTGAAGTCATAAAGGTCATGTAAACGAAGTTGGTATCTCAAATCAAACATGTTGATTGAAGAATTGGAATCATCAAAAGGAAGAACACCAGTTACAGCAATGACTGCATCTGGACAATAAATCCATCTGCGGTCAATATCTGTTTGAGTGATTTGATGCTTCATATAAAGTTTTTCGCAACCATCAAAATGATAGTCATGGAAAAACTGAAGCGCATCATCAATACGATCTTCTACCTGGTCATCATCAACATTAATTTGAATGACAGGCCAACCAAGTCGGCGCAGGCAATAATCTTTGAATTGTGCTCTTGTGGTGGGTCTAGCCATAAATTCTCCTTGATAGAGTATTTATGCTTATGATAAATTAAAGATTATAATAGATATCTTAAATTAACTTCCTACACCTTCTGTACCGGCATGTGAACGCATAGAATAATCCAAAGGACCTCTAGATGATGCATTTGATGTATCATTTGAAAAAGTTAATCTATCTACTCTACTCACAAAAGTTGAAGTTAAACCACCACCAAACCAACCGAATGTACCATTATCTGAACCAGCTAAATTTCTTCTTGCTAAATTAAGTTTTCCTCTAGAAGATGCTGTTGTAGTATCTGAAGAAAAAGTTATTCGGTCTATAACAGAAGTTACAGCAGGTGTAGCCTGACCTCCAGCAAACCATCCATAAGTACTGTCTTCAACCGCAGTTAAATCACTTCTAGCTAAACTTAATGGTCCTCTTATTGAAGGTGTTCCAGTGTCTGCTGCAAAATCAATACGATTTATTCTAGATGTATATCCTGGATCATTTCCTCCACCAAACCAACCATAATTATCATTACTAACAGCACCTGCATTTAAAGCATTGTTTAAATTTCCTCTAGTTGATGCCATAATCGTATCATCATTAAAGTCAATTCTCTCAATTCTAGAGTTGATTGGTACTGGTCTAGTTGATCCTCCAGCAATCCATCCATAATTATTATTTCCAACAGAACAATGTCTATATCTTCCTCCAACTAATGGACCTCTGGTAGAAGCTGTAGAACTATCACTACTAAATGTTATCCGGTCAACTCTTGAAGTTTCTTGTGGAGAAAAACTAGGTCCAACACCTCCATTATACCAAACATTTGTTGAAGTTCCAACAGCTGCGTGGTCATATCTTCCACCAGACAATAAACCTCTGAAAATTGCTGTTGAGGTATCAGAAGCAAAAGTTATTCTAGAAATTAGTCCTGAAGGAGGAAACCCAGAATGTCGTCCACCAGCAAAATAACCGTGCGTTGGTATCGCTGGAGCTGTTGATGTATCATTAATTGTTGTAGAACTAGAAGTAGCTACTATGGTGCCAGAAGTGTTATCTGTTCTTATTGAAACGGTAAATGTTTCTGCA